AGGCTAGCTCAATCGATTGGGGTAGAATCATAGGCACGAGGGGCGGAACAACATGGCAAGAACGAAAAGAGCAACGAATTCATTAGCGGAAGTAGCTCAGGCGTCACGCAATGTTTCCAAACCTCGCTTTACTAACGGCTGGCAACCGCGACCCTATCAACAACGTGTAATTGATAGATTCGATAACGGCATCAAATATCATTTCTATGTATGGCACAGGAGAGCGGGCAAGGATTCGGTTTCACTTAACATAGCAGCAGACCAACAGAAGAAAATCGTTGGCACCTATTGGCATCTATTTCCGCTGCATGTTCAAGCTAGACGCGCAATCTGGAAAGGTATGGACAACGCAGGTTTGCGATTCATTGACCAAGCATTTCCAGAAGGCAAGCGTTTCGAAACGGATATGATGATTGAACTACCTAATGGTTCAACATGGCAACTTACCGGCAGTGATTACTATGATAGATTGGTTGGCGCAAACGTCAGGGGTGCAGTCTTCAGTGAATGGGCACTGTGCGACCCGCGCGCCTGGAACTACGTTAGACCAATCATCCGAGAAAATGGCGGATGGGTTTGTTTTATCACTACATTCAGGGGACGCAACCACGCATACCAGATGTATCAGCGTGTCAAAAATAACCCAGAATGGGCGTGTGAAATTCTTACGGTTGACGACACAACTAACACAGATGGCTCGCGCGTCTTAACACCTGAAGATATACAAGCAGAGCGAGACTCTGGAATGTCGGAGGCAATGATACAACAGGAGTATTATTGTAACCCGCTTGCTTCTGCTGAAGGTGCAATATACGGCGCTCCCTTAGCAAAACTGTTGGGCCAACAAAATGTTAAAGCTGATTATGATCCTAAGCAACCCGTAACCGCTTCGTGGTCCCTTAAGTATTTACCTGTTAACGTTTCCGTAGTGTTTTCACAGGGTAAAAACGTTATAGGCTCTCGCTCCTGGATGTTTGAAACCTTCGCAACAGCGTTAGCAGAAACACAAAGAGACTTCCCCTGGATGGTTGGCTCGCATGTATCAATGGACAAACCAGAAGCATTACAAAATATGTTCGATGCTGGTCTGTACCCTAGAACAGTAATTTGCCCCGATGATCCGTCACAGCTAACCTCGGCAGCAATCATATCTGCCAACATCGATACAGAAATTAGAAAATTCGAGCCAGAAGGAAATAACCTTCTACTAGTAGAGGCTCTTAACGGTTACGCTGCTCGCGAAACAAATCTCAATAACTGGTCTATGTCAGGCGTTAGCGAATTCCACTATTTAACTCGCGCCTTTGAAACCTTCGCAGTTTGGAACCACTATAACCCAACAACTGCACAATGGGGCAAAGGCACCGACTACACTCAACAGGATAGGGGCGTTATTTAATGGCAAAACTTCCTAAAGACGAACGCGATTTGCTTGCAAGTTTGCGAACGCAGCTTAGACAATGTGTTGGGTTCGAAGGTGACAAGCTGGCGAATGATAGAGCGTCTGCATGGCGATATTATTTCGGGCGTCCGCGTGGTGACGAAGTTGTGGGGCGCTCTGACGTTGTATCTGGTGACTTATCAGCAATGACGGAAGCGGTACTGTCACAGATGGATGATGCGTTTACTACTGGTAGGTTGATTGAATACGAAGCTGATGGCGCTGACGATGTTGACCAGGCGCAACTCGAAAGCGACACAGTGTGTCAATTCGTGGGGCGTAGAAATGGAAATATGCAAATGCTCTCGGCGGTTAAAAGTGCGCTGTTGCTCAGGAATGGAATTATTAAAGTGTGGGTTGAGGTGCGATCAGAAACCCATACCGAAAATTATATCGATGTCACGCCCGAAGCAATCGCGGCAATCGCTCAAGGAAAACCAGGAATTACAACGCGCATTCCTGAAGGTGGCTATGATCCTGACGAACAAACCCTAGAAATTGAAGTCACAAAAACATCGAAGCGACTGCGTGTTGATTTCATTCCTATGTATAACTTCGTCTACCCCGATGATTGGAATAGTGCGGACCTTGCCGAATGTCCGATAATGTTTGAACGGCATGTAGAAGAACGCGCAAAACTTCTTGAGCGTGGATTTAAGAAATCCAAAGTTGATCAAGTGCGTAAGATGATGGGGGACAACTCTGTAGATTCGTTAGCACAGAATCCAGGTAGTACCTCAATGAATCGCACGGGTCTGGATTCGTCACAAGACCAAGTAGAATGGTTCGAAGCCTATGCAAATATGGATGATGGGAAGGGACAGTCTAAGCGTTATTGCATTTCGTTTGCCGATAATGTGCTACTCGATAAGTCTCCTGATTCTATTGTCCCCTATGCTGCTGGCGCAGTATTTATCAATCCAGGCAGATTTACCGGCATATCCCTATATGACAAGCTTAAAACCGTTCAAGACGTAAACACTGGATTAGAACGCGCACTACTTGACAACGTTAACACTGTAAATAAAAACCGCACTGCTTATATGGATGGGTTGGTCAACGTTGACGATTTGTCGGATGGGCGCACCAACAACAACATTAGGGTGCGAGCAGGTGTAGTGCCCGACGTTCGCGCTGCAATTACTGCCTTCACTATTCCCGACCAATCTGCGGGCATTCTTTCAAACATCCAAGATCAAAAATCCAGACGCTCTGAAATGGGCGGCGCTGCTCTCACACTGGCAACGGGTGAAATGCAGATGAACGATAGAATAGGATCGCAAGGTATCGACAGAGCCTATAGCGTAATGGAGCAACTTAGCGCCCATATGACGCGCAACATGGCGCGCACCTTAATACGTTCGTTGTACTTGATTGCCCACGCTCAAATGCGCCGTCATTTTGATTACCCTGTGTCTACGCGACAAGGTGAACGCTGGCAAACGACGGTGCCTAGTGAATGGGTTGAACGCGAAAACTGCAATGTTAAGCCTGGAATGTCGCCAGGTGAACGGCAGCGTAAAGCTTTAACCTTTGAAAAAATGATGCAAGGTCAAATACAACTGGCATCATCCGGCATGGATGAAATTATCGTATCCCTCGATACTTTTTACACGACTATGATGGATTGGGCACGTATCTCTGACATTGACAATCCAGAACGGTACTACGTTGATCCTCGCTCTAACGCATCTCTTAAGGCGCAGCAAGGTAAGCAAGCAGCAGGCAAACAGCAAACCGATATGCAAAACCTTCTGATTACCCAAGCAATCAAACTCGAACAGATGCGTAGTGCGATTGACAAATATCGTGCAGATCAAGATACGCAATTTAAATACTACAATGCCAATCTGTCTGCACAAATCGAAGAAGCAAAACTAGTAGGTGCTGCGGCAGCGGAGTTAATTAAGCTCTATGACTCGAATGGTAAAGTAGTCGATCAAATAGGAGGCACAGAGGAAAATGGAAAAGGTGACGACGGAGACGAAGGAACACGCGAAGGCATTACAGAACAACCCGCTAGTGCGGCAGATTCTGAATAACATGCGTGAGACAACAGCTATGCAATGGCGCATATCACAAGAAACTTCACAGCGTGAAGCTGCTTGGATGTTTACGCGCACCATTGATAGCTTCGAACAAACCTTAGACGGTTTCATTTTGGAAATTCTTAAAGCGGAGACGCAAACATGAGTGAAGTTGAACACGCAAATACAGACGCGGCGCGAATTGAAGCTGGCACAGGCGCAGATTCAGCAAGCAACGAAACGACGCAACGCGCCTTAGAAATTCTGTTGGGAAAGGAACCGGCAGCAGACGAAGATGTGCAAGACAACGCAAGCATCGAAGACAGAAAAGCAGAAGGCACAAAGAAGCCTATTAAAACCATTGCAGATGCTGCCGAACGTCTCGGGATGAAAATCGAAGATTTGTATAAGCTCGAAGTCTCCATTGCAGATGGGCAAGAAGCAGAAAAATTTTCTGTTGGCGCTCTTAAAGATGCGATGAAAGACCGGACAGATTTTAAATTCCAACAACTTCGTTGGGGTGAAGATAAAGCAGAACAAGAAGGTGAATTGCTTCGCTCTCGCAATGAGCTAGTAGAGCTTATGGCGATGATGCCTAAAGAAACAATTAAGCCTGAAGTCATTGCAAAAATTCGTGAGAAACATGACGCAACGCTTAAACTCGAAAGAGAGCGAACGCTAAACGTTATTAAAGAATGGAAAGATGAAAAAACTAGGGGCGCCGACATTGACGCGATGCGAGAGCATCTAACACGTGCAGGCTTTCCCGCAAACTATCTCAATCAGGTTAGCGACCATCGCACCATGAGATATATACGCGAAAATATGCTACGAGAGCAGCGTATCCAGCAAGCTTTAGCGATGGTTAAACCGAAGCAACCGAAGGGGCAAGCTCCTAGCCCACGCGGCAGTTCTATGCGTAGTGCATCGCAACCAACCGCGCAAAGGGGCAAAACTGGTGAGAGCCAACAGATTCAAGCAGTTAAAAACCTCTTACTTAACAAAGGATGATAGAAAATGGCTGCACCAGCAGACTATTGGGATGAAGCGGACCTTAAGGCACTGGTTGCCGGTGGTCTTGTGAATGAAGACGTAATGCAAAAAATTTGGGATATTTCGCGTATCCCTCTCCCCTTTACGGATTTGGTTGGTACGGATACCTGTGACAACTCGTACAGTGAATGGGTTCAGGATGCGCTAGCTTCGCCTAACATTGCTAACAAAGTAATTTCAGGCGCAGACGTTGCAGCACCTTATGACTCTGCAACTTCCAACGGAAAACGTGTAGGCAACAACTGTCAAAACAGTATTAAAACTGTAGCAGTGTCAGAGCGAGCGCAAAATGTTTCTGTTGTTGGTGGTGCAGATGAATATGCGCGTCAGCTTATGTTGCGTCAGCAAGAACTTAAGCGCGACGTAGAAGCTATCGCACTGACGCCCCAAGCGTCTGTTGTTGATACTGGTAACGCTGTTGCTGGTCAGGCTGGCGGATTCGATGCGTGGGTTGTCTCAAACGTTTCGTTGGGCGCAACTGGTGCTGTTGGTGGTTTTAACACTGGTACTAAACTGGTTGTTGCTCCTACTAACGGAACTAAAAGGGCGCTTGCGTTTGATGCACATCTGCGAGCAGTAATCGAAGCAGTATATAACAACAACGGGGATATCACTGTAGCAATGAGCGTTGCAGCAGTCGTTAAGCGTCTCAATACCTACATGCTTTCGACGGCAGGCTTGCAATACGCAGCTTCACCCGTTGCAAACATTTCGGGCGAGGCTCCGACGGCGCAAGTGCAACAGGCATATATTAACGTAATGCGTACAGACTTCGGCATTACTCTAACGATTATGCCCAACCGCTTGCAGCAACTCTACTCAACGGCAGCCAGTCTGTTTCTGATTGATCCGACGAAGGTAGCACTTGCCTATCTGAAACCTTATGTAACCAAACCAATTGCAAAATTGGGCTTGTCTGATCGTTCAGAAATTTCTGTCGATTGGACGCTTAAGGTTTATCAAGAAAAGGCGCATGGTGTTGTGCGAGACATTGATCCGACGCTGGCAGTGGTTTGATTTAGGAGAGTAATGAGTGGTCCTGATTTTCTCACTTGGCTACACGACATAGGAACGGCTGGCGCAGTGATATTTGTTATGTTGACCTTTCTAAAGTACATCAAATCACGCGATGATGCGATGGAGAAAACCTTAGAAGAGGTAACACTAGCAGTTACTACGCTAACCAATCTTTTAAAAGGAAAAGACTGAATCGTGCCTTCGGTGGAGCTTGTATACGTCATTAGTGAAATCACGCGTCAAAAAGTTGTCGACGCACAGTGGATGTATGGCTCGAAAGGCAGGCACGGTTTAGATGTGTTAGCGCCCTGGCCGGATAAGGTATCGAGCCGTATTCGGTCAGGTTTTTTTAAGGAAAACGCAATGGCTAGACAACGATCACAATTTAAGCTTTATGGGTTTCCTAGTGGAAGCAAAAAGGGAAACGCTGGAAGAAAAGAAGTCCTCAACCTCAACAAAGAGTTACGCAACTTAACAAATCCGTTGGGGCATCAACCGTGGGGATCAACTATCCTGCAAATTCCCGAATTGGATTTTTACGTTCTCGTCAAACGTTATCCCGATTTGATGTCGGCTGACGCAGAAATCAGTACGCGAGCATATGACAAGTTCCTACGTTCACCAGAATCGGAACCTTACCGCGTTCGAACCACAGACAAGGTGCAACGATGATAAAAACCGAGCTAGCTGCAATGATCCTTGACGTTGCACATAGACCAGATTTGACAACAAAAACCGATATGTTCATACGCCAAGCTGAAGCGATGATTGCTCGCGATGTTCGCGCCAAAGAACAAGTTGTCTGGGGTTCGACGTTCACTACAGCTAATCGAACAGGCGCAGGATTGCCCACCTATACACTCCCAACAGATTGGTTGGCAGAGCGTGTTATATGGTCGCCTGATAGCACCAGAAGCGATCCGCTAGAGTCTAAAAGCTTGGGAGAACTGCGTAGCCTCGCGAGTAGTGCGCCCCCGCTTTGGTATTGTATCCGTGGATTGGTTATCGAATTTCGCGGTACGCCTGCTGATGCGGACGTAATACCTTACGATTATTTTAAGCGTATGCCTGCTATTAGCGCAGTAGACGCAGAAAATGTTTTATTGAACGCGCACGAAGAACTTTATTTATCGGCGGCGCTCTTTGCTCTGCATAAGTATGAACAAAACCTAGAGATAGCACAGGCGCAACTCTCGTCATTTA